GTCGATAGCAAAAGCAAGATCGTCCCTTTTGCCGACAGAGAGACGCTGGACATCATCGCGAGATGATATCCATTTCCTTGTCAACCAAGATTTCCCAGACGCACCTACTGGATCTACCACGAAGATGATAGATCTGTCGTCTGGAGGCTGACTGACGAGCGTGTCAAGGTTTCCTTGCCAGGGACGGAGCGGGCCGTCGACCAATGAGGGACGTGGTCCATAGAGCTCAATAAAGCGGCATACTGCTCTCTCGTACCGTCCGAGGAGGCTTGGAAAGATTTCTCCAACCTCTTTGAGACTTGGTGTAGAGTCTTGAGATTTGACCCATTCGCGAAAGGTTTCCCAGTCAGTTCTCTTTCCCTGATCTGTTTCAAGATCCCCGAATTCGTAGAAGTCGCCATCTTTCTTGCAGTAGTTGGCTGCTTGAGACGAGGTTCCCCTGGCGGGCTCCAGATGGGCACGCTGAAAGCCTGGAATAGACTTGGCTGCTCTGAGTCTAAGTTTGGTTCGCAGCTGGATGTAGCCCTGTAGGTGAGGTGTTCCAGAGGCTCCAACCTCTTTGCCGAAGATGAGATATTTGAACGGGCCATCTTCATTGGGCGGCGCATGGGAGATGAGAGTCTCGGTTTCTTCGGTGGTGTAGTTGTTGAGAGTGAAGACATAATTTTTGCACGCCATAATTTTTATGAGCAAAAAAGTGTTCCAGAAGTGGAGTGGGTAATTCAGCCCCCTCCACTTTTCTGTTCTAGGATGTTCCTGGAGCTTCGCATAAAAAGGCGAAACGGCTAATTTTTTCAAATCAATCTTACGTACTAGCTTTTTTTTTCAAATTGCATGTGCAATGGCATTCAAACGGAAATACGCGGGACGCGCCGGGCGCGTCGTCCGCCGTCGGGTGATGAGGACAGGCTTCCGCGGCGCCGTGCGCCGCGCAGCAGCCTTTGGCATGCGTCGGGCAGTTTTTTCGAATCCATACACCGCAGGCGCCGCTGTCGTTGGAGCTGCTGGCTATGGCCTCTATCGGCGTCGAAAAGCCAAGATGATAGGGAATAGACCTGGAGCCGGTAGCGCCAAGCGCCGGCTCATTGAGGGCTATACAGTCATCAATACGAAGACTTTGTCCGGGAACGTCCGTCTATTGGCTATACCACGACAAACGGACGGAGATGAAGCAGTTTTGAATACTCGCCAGCGTAACGTCGTTAACTTCCGCGGCCTCAAGATCTGTGTTCAACTAGACCTTCAAGAAGTCACAGGATCAACTGGCGACAACGTATACGTCAATTTCGCTTTGGTGTCCCCAAAGAACCAATATGACAAAGACGCAACCATCGGAACAGATGAATTCTTCCGAGGTCAAGATGGAAGTCGCTTCACAGACTTCACAGGAGCAAACCTAACTGGATTAGATTGCCGCTGTCTACCAATCAATGCGGACAAATACATCATCCACACGCATAAGCGCATGAAGATGGGTCCTTGGGAAAGCACCGAAGGAAAAGGTGAAAAGACATTTGAGTTCTATCACAAACTAGGACGTCAAGTCCCTTACAATACAACCGGAACGGCTGATCATCTGACATACCCTGAAGGCAGGGATATCTGGATGGTCTACTGGTGTGCTGAAGCCAGCGAGGGCCTTGGCACACCAACAACTGGTCTATTGGGAGTCCGCTACCGCATCCTCCAATACTTTAGAGAGCCAAAGAACTGAGAAGGGCGCAACCGCCCTCCGGGCGTCCTGCGCCCTTACATGTTTTAATATAGGCACAACCCTAACCCTAACCTAAATTTCTAATGTTTATTATGTGATATCTATCGGCCGTCATTTTGTTCCTGTCCGGCTCCTCGTTCATAAATACCACAACGTGTACTTTGTGATGAATGACCTTACATGTGGACATATACTTTGGAGAAAAGATCAACTGGTCCTTGAGCTGCTCCAATACTCCATATTGAAGAAACTCGCTTTGTCCTCTTGGGATGTCAAAGATGAATAAAGATTTAGTCACGTCGATAGCAAAAGCAAGATCGTCCCTTTTGCCGACAGAGAGACGCTGGACATCATCGCGAGATGATATCCATTTCCTT